CCTTTTATATTAGGGTTATCTAATATTCCCGCTATTTCAGTTAACCTATCTTTTATAGGAGCAACTTGGTTATCAAGTGTTACTTGTTCGTTCCTTGACTCAACCCCTAAAGCCCCCATAATTGTTTGGAAATCTTCTTGAATAAGAGATTCATTTTTTGCTTTTTGAGTTTTCATAGCGTTTTCATGTTTCTCTAATGTTATATATTCTTTTGCCCCAGACACATCTGTACCTGCCGCTACATATATTTGACTACCTACTTTTGTAAATTTACTACCATGTTGCATACTAGAGGTTTTATTAGGTATATCTTCTAAGGGTGTATTTCTTATATTATTAATTTCTTCTAGTTCTACATCAGCCTTTCTTATCTGTGTTGCATGTAGATTAAACTGTCCACCACCAGCACCACGAAAAGAAGCTACTTCATACCCTTGGTTTTTAGCTATGTTAGGGAATGTTGGATACGCAGTTCCTGCTTGCCCACTTGATAAAGACTCCTCTAAAATCTTTATTTGTGCTTCAGTTGGAATGTATGTAGGTTTACCATCTTCGCCAACTCCTAACTCTTGAAGTACTGCAATAGCCGCATCATTACTTTTACCACCAGCACGCATATTTTCATATTTATTCAGTTCTTCTTGTTTTTCTAGTGTTGCCTCATTAGCTTTATTAATAACAGGTAATATACTCTCCATAAGTCCAAGTGCTTCAGGTATAGGAATCTCATTAGATACTGTTCCATCTTCTATTTTATGTAAAGCATCTTGCACCGTTCCATCTTCTCCAGTTCCTGTTCCCGTTCCAGTTCCTGTTCCAGTTCCAGTTCCTGGTGTATTAGAAGCTAAACCCGTCCCTCCTTGTTGTGATTGAGATTGGTTTCTTCCTGGAATAAACCCTTCTAATGATTTACTAAGACCAACAGATCCGCCTACTTGTTTACCATAGTTTATTTCTCTTGCCCCATGGCTAGTCGCTATCCCTTGTACTAAGCTAAGAAACGTATTATCACCTGATGCTTTTTCATGATCAAGCATAAACCCAGCTACTACATCATCTTTAGTTGAACCTCTTATAGTTTTTGGTACTAACTTTCGTATTCCTTTATCGTTTTGTGTTTCTAGAGTCATCATTATTTGACCACTATCTACATCATAAAATAGATCAACAAGCTTGCCTTGTTTATTTGTCCTTGAGTCCTCATCATAATAACCTTCTACTAAAGCATTACTAGCAAGGTAATCGAGCCAAAATTGCTGGTTCTTTCCTTTAAAACGTTGTATTTTTTTACCACTAGCAGTAGTTTCTATATCTCCAAGTTCTGTTTTTTGCTTAAATACATTTCTATCAATTGGGTTAATGAGATCTTCACCTGGTCTCTGTAGTGTTTCAATCAAACCACTAGCACCTGCACTACCAGTTAGGTGTTTTACGTTAAAATTTCGACTACCCTGGGCACGTGACTTTAAATAGTTGTCATAACCTTGAGCATATTGTTCGTAGTATTTCATATTAAATATTCATAAGTAATAATGCAGAAGTGCCTAAACCTAGTAAACTATTGTTATATTGAGTTTTAGCATTTTTATATGCATTTTTTCTGTTAGAAGCCATAGCGGAGGCGTTTCCTAATCCTTGTGTAGCTTGTGCATTTACCCCTTGTCCAATGCCAATTAAGTCATTTAATAAAGCTTGGTTAATTTCTCTTTGTTGAATACGTGCGTTGTTAACATTCCCGGCTAAGTTTAGTTGGCCACCCCTTTGCATAGCACGGTCTTGTTCCATACGTTGTACATTAGACAACCCAGCACCACCATATCTTTCTATGTTTCTTTGACTAATCCCTCTAGCTATTTCAGTTTGTTTAGGGGCATCTAATCTTGCTTGGTCAATTAAAGATGTGTCATTTGTCATTTCTAACAATCTTTTTTCAAACTCACGGAAATTGTTAATATAGTCGTTATAGTCTTGTCTTGTTATTTGAGCAAAAGTAGTAGAAGGGTCTGCTACCTGAGCTAACCCACCTATAAAATCTCTTTCGTCTCTTATCCTAGTACTCATAATTATTATCTAAAAAAGTGATGGTGGTCTCCAAAACGCACCAAACCCTGTTTCTGTATCGTATGGGCTTTTGGCATCCGATTCAACCTCACCAGACTTTTGTTTGTTTTCATGTGCTTTATTCGCCGCCCTATGTTTTTGTACATTCTCTAGACCTTTCATAGCTAACTGGCTCATACTTTCTAGTCTAGCCATTCTTCTTGATTGTTTCCTACCCGCTTTTGCTAAAGTATCTGTCATACCTATACGTGCCGCTTGGCTGAGACCAGAAGTAGCAGTAGCCGATAGACCTCTTGCATTTTTCAACACGTTTGTTTGGTCTTGTCTTTGCCCTGCTAACCCTTGAGAACTACCTGCTAATTGCATAGAAGCAGCTGCAGAAGCCAGATCTGCTGCGGCATCTACTGATTGTGAAGCCAATAAAGAGGGCTTACTTGATAAAGCTTGCATTGTATCTGCTTGTGCTCTACCTCTTGCTACGCCTTGGTAATCTTGTTGCATAGACTGATCTCTAAGTTCTGTTAACTTAGGTAGATAATGCTCTCTAAAGAAATTTTTATCCGCTAAACTAACGGAAGCTAAAGCTTTTTCTTCTTCTGAAGCTGCGTAATCTGATGCGCTTGGTTTCTGTCTACTTCCCATCTACTTTTTTCCTATATATTCGTGTGTCTAATTCCCAGCCTATTTGTTCGGTGTACGATTCCATTTCTGGGACTCGTGATCTCGCTTCGAGATACTTACAACCTGCTTCTTTAGCTAGGTTATTAAACCATTCTTCGTGGGATAACCAGTTATGCCCACCTTTGTTATAAGTATACGCTATCCATAGCAACAATGTCTTGTCTTTTGTAAACTGGTCTACTTCTATAGTCAGTATCAAAAAACCTACAGGAGAAGTGTAAAGGAATGCTCTTTCGTTTACGCACTCACTGTAAACATCCTCAGGAATATAAGTAAGGTGAGGGTTTTCTTTTAAAACTTCAAGTATACCTGTTCTTATAACGTTCCAACACTTCCGTATGTCAGTATAAACAGGTTCCTCAATAGTCGATTTCCTTCCCGTACTTTCCATACCGTCTCCTTGGTAATCCTATTCCTTTGTATTTAACCCGTCTTTTTACTCCTAAATCTCCACCTCTGCCTCTTAATTCAGCTTGTTGGATTTCTTGGTTAAACTGTAAAAGGTACTCTCTAGCCGCATTTACGTCTGTCCATTCTTTACCAGGCATACGTAATAACCTATATAAAGTACCATAAATAATCCCGTCTCTATAATTGTTAGAAAATTCTGTATCAATGTTATTGCTTGTTCTAGTTGGTTTTAAAGCTACACTAGTTATAACTTGTTTTGCCCCACTAGGTACAGGCACTATCCAAAACAAATTAATAGATTTTTGTAAATATACGTGTGGATTTCCTGTTTTATCTCTCCAATCTGGATAATTTAACTCTAAACTTCTAGGGCTTATAGGATCCATATCTTGTCCATCATGTGTCATTAATAAAACCTGATGAACTTGTGTCCCAGTAGGAACATCAAAATCATACTCATACACACCTGATACTGTATTAAAAGGATCCATGTCATGTATATAAGCTTTAGACCTTTCACAAAACTCTATCGTGGCAGAACGTAAGTTCGATTCTATTAAAGGGTCAGGACAGAAGGGTACATAAGGTAGTATTTCTTTTACTAAAGAATTAAAAGTAGCCATTATGAAACTCCTATAACATCAGTATTGGGGCTAAGTATAGTTTGCGCACTACCACCTTGACCTAAACTAGCTGTAAATAATGAATAATGTTGCCCTGCTCTTTGTGAGTTAGAGGCAAACTCTGCATCTTTCATATAAGCCCTGTATAAAACATAATCTACAATAGCATTTCCGTAAATATCATCTATATAAATAGTTGCAGAAGTATTAGCTAAATCTGTAGGGGTTCTAGAAAAAACAATTTCTACATACGCATTACCAGCTACTCCTGGATACACGTAATATTTTCTTGGGTCATCCTCATCAAATACATAATGCTTAACTATGGTCCCGTGCGTAGCATCCCCTGTCACAGTTGGGTCATGCCAGTCAGGTTCTTGTGCGTTGAGGATATTAATATCAACTAATCTAATCGCCTTAGCACCTGTAGCACTGCTTCCAGTTGCTGACATATTACGAACTACTTTTATTAATCTTAACCCAACATCTGGAATAGATTGTTCAGTTCCAGTAGCTAATTGAACATTAGCATGATCTGCAGAAGCTTCTGGCCTAAAGTTTACAATCTCCCGTTGCGCGTCGTTGATATACCTAAGAAGTTCTGCTTCAGACCATCTTACGGCAGTAGTATCTTGTAGAGTATCTTGTACTCTTGTAATTAAATTAGCACCTGTAAGTGTACCCATTAAACACCTACTTACTTAGCAGCTTCTATTTCTTCTATTAGAGTTGCTTTCTTTTTTCTTCTATCGAGTTCTATACCCATTGTACGACCATGTTCTTCTAACTGAACTTTAGTCATACTATGTAAATCTACAGTTTCAGGTTCTTCAGTTGGAACTTCTTCAGCTGCCCCACCAGAGTCTTCATCTATTACTGGAGTTTCTTCAACAACAGGTGTTGTTGGCATTTCCCCTGTATATTCTGTACATCCTTCTTGTAAGCAAAGCAAACCAAGTTCATGTGAAACTTCTTTTGGCTCTCCTGCTTTTAAAGAAATACTTGCACCCCAAGTTGAGGCTATATATTTGTCATCACTAGAAATTATTTTCATTTTTTAATCCTTAAAATATGGGTGGTCATAATTAACCACCCATAAAATATACCACAATTAGTATGCGACATCTAATCTTACAACACCAAAGTCTTCAGCTTGACCTGTGTGGTCAGAGTGATACTTAGGCTTTTTAAGACCAAATATTTTACCAATTGATATACCGTTTTGGTTTCCATAGTCAAATGTATCTTCAACTATTTCAGGGATACCAATGTCAGCCATCGCTAATGCTTGAGCTCCGCAGAATAAACATGCAGAACCGTTAACGTCAGCGTCAGCACCCCATTTGTACCCAGCAGCACCAGCATTTGATGATGTACCAGTTGTAGCACCAGCAGTGTTAAACACATGTCTGAACTCATGTACCATGATTCCATCAACCATTAAGCTTGATGAACCAGAGAATAAGCTAGACTGAGGTCCTCTGATACCAGCTTGTCTTACGTTAGCAAGAAAATCTGAATCGAGTTTTAAGTCAGCCATTACTTGTGGTGTTACGAAAAGATGGTATGTCTCATCGTTACCCGCACTTCTAAGACCTCT